TTAAAACTAGATTCAGTATGTTCCCTACGATCAATTCTACAATCTAAATTTAAATAATATATGTTTGGTATTCCTTTAAACTTTTTTTTTAAATCCATGGTTTTAAATTTATTGTCATTTTTATATCATGATCTTTTCCATATGTAAAAAAATCATCTAGAGTAAACTTATCACGCATTTTTTTCCACCAAAAGTAATGAGCTCTATGAGAAATTATATGTTGTTTTCTTTGAGTTTTATCCAAATATGGATTTTGTGAGAATAAAGGTAATTGATATACTTTCCCATTAAATCCAAGAAAATCATCTACACCAACATGTGCCACACTTTTAGTTACAAAACAAAGATTTTTCCTATTAGATTTAACAAGAAAATTATATTTTCCATTAATAAAATACAATCTTAATAATTTTTCAGCATAAAATCTAGTTATCATAATTGGACCATTCCAACTATTTCCTAATTTAACATGAAGAAAACAAGGAATTACAGAATCTGAATTAAACATTAATTGTATAGCATCCCAATCATATGGAACATTATTCATTAAATATTCCCAATCAAAATGCCAATATTTAATTAAATTAATATCAGTATCATCTTCCATAATTATCATATATGGATCAGTAGTTTCTTCTACCCATTTTTTTATAATTTCCAAATGAGATATTGAAACTGCAACATTCCTACAATTTGATGGTGAATTTTTATCCCAAAAATCAAATTGAGAAGTATGATATTCAGGTAAATGAAGAACATGTTTCCATTGTTCAAAATTTTGTACTAAAAAATTAGAAGCACTTACTCTAGTATAATTTTCAATTCCCCAATACGAAAATTGAGATTCCATATATTTTCGTCTATTAACCTCAGCATCTAAGTTTAAATAATAGATGTGAGGCAACCCCTTTAGTTTAGAATTTAACATTGATATTCTTTACTATTATATGTAAGATTAATTTTGAATATATAAAAATTATCATAATCTTTTAACTATCATCAGGACTATAATTTATTTTAAGTTTTAACTTTTTATTATTAGTGATATCCAAGCAACAAAGAGATTTTATAGAACATTTATTTCCAACTTCTGCCCACCATTTTGCTACAACATAATCTGATTTTTTTGCCATATTGTTAATTCTGATTTTATAACAATCACTAATAAAACTAGAATTTGTAACAAAAATTGGAAATGAATAAGTTACACCAATTTCATAAGGAACAAAATCTGGAGATTGGTAGTGGTATATTGGCCATTTACTATCATATCCATAATTTCTAAAAAATTTAAATTTACCATCAAAATAATGCATATCTATTAATTTTTTTGCATAATTTCTTGATATCATATAGCAAGTTGCTGCATGATTATTTCTAGTTCTTATTGTTAATCCCATTGGCATATAAACATGCCCAATAATATGAAATTGAACACAGTCCCAATTACATGGAAGATTGTCCATAATATCTTTCCAATCAAAATTCCAATATTTTAATATTGAAAAATTTAAATCATCTTCTAAAATTAAACAAGTTTCTGAAGAGTTTTCATGATACCAATCAACAATGCTTTGAAATTGATTAACTAAAATAGAAATATAATGGGGCTGATTCGAAACATGATCTATAATTAATGAAGATTTTTTCCATTCATCAAAATCATTAGGATGATATCTATCTGCACTAATTCTAGTATAATCTTTAATATTATATTTTTCAAATTGCGATTCCATATATTGTTGTCTATCAATTCTATTATCAAGATTTAAATAACGAATTGGAGGCAATCCATCTAATTTATTACTCATATTATTATTTTACACCAACCAAGTAATAATAGAATATCTAGTTCCTTTAATTACTGGCATAATCTCATGAGGGTACATAAAGTTTGATGGGAACACAATAGCAGACCCAGGTTTAGTTCTTATCATCATTTCTCTATCAAATAAAGCAAACTCTCCTCCATCATAATCCTCATTTAATTGAAAGGAACAAGATAAAGACCTCTGTTGTTCTTTAAATGAATCAGTATGTTGTGTATAAAACTCACCTTCTTTATATCTAAGAAGTTGATATCCAGTATCAATGTCTATTCTAAATGTAGGAATAATATCATTATAATTAGAAATTACTTTTCTTACTGATTCAAAAACTACATTATCTAAGTTTTTTCTAACATCAAAATTTTCATTAATTATAAAATCTTGTGAAATTCCTATTTCCATACAATTTCTTGTATTTTTATCTATTCCAGAACCAGTATGAGTGTCTTTCCATTCAGTTGAATTTGTATATTCATTTAGTATAAGATTGCAATTTTCTGGAGATAATACATTATCAAATACTTGTATAAAATCTTCTAATTTAGATGTAGGTTTAATTAAAATAGGAGAATATTTCTTGGTAGGTTCAACTATTTGTGCTACTTCAGGAATTTTAGTTTCTTCTATTGATTCTGGTTTATGTTTTTCTATATCAAAGTAAGTATATGCACATTTTCCTCTACTTCTTACATAATGAAGAAATACTTGGACATACTCTTGACCTTCATATTGATCTCTCCAATGTTCTGCTACTGTTCCAAGATACATCATAGCATCTCCAGGGTTCAATTCAACAGAACGATCTTCACCTTTTGGTGTTTTTATCCAAATTAACCAAGGTTCATCTCCACCTAAATGTAAAGTTAAAGAAATCTCGCAAGCATCTCTATCAGAGTGGTTTTTTAATATAGATCCATTTTTATAAACTCTAGAATAAGCATATGTAGGAAGAACAGTTTCTTCTAATATTTCAGATACTTCTGGTGTTTTTTCACATAAAAGTTCTAAAAATGAAATATAATTATGCTTAGAATGAGAAGTTGAGATTTGACAATCTCCTCCTAAATTATTTTTTTGTGAGTATTCTACAAATTCATCTTTTAGTTTATTTGCTTTATAAGAAGATATAAAATTTGGAATGATAATATAATTATTATCTAATAATATAGAGTTCATATTTTTTGATTAAATTATAATTGAGAAAGTAATTGTTCAATATCAACATCATCAATATTGGTTGATTGGTCAAACATACCAGAATAATATCCCAAATCTTCATCTACTTTTTCTATGCCTGCCAATTCAAATTGTAATGATTCTTCCATCTGAGCTTCTCTTTCTAGGAATAATCTTTGTTCTTCTAATCTTTGTTCTTCTAATCTTTGTTCTTCTAATTTCTTAATTTTCCACTGATCAATTGCTGGTTTAAATACTTCAAGATCTGTAATTATTATATTAGGATCTGAATTTTTTAATTCAATGTGTCCTCTATCAGTATTCCACTGAACTGCATGTACATCAATTCCATTATACTTTGGAATCCAAGACAAGTCAATATCACCATATGATTTACCATCAATATATACCGCATTATCATCAACAATAATAGTAAATCTTTCAAATATTAATTCTTCAAGTGAATCAGAATTTTGAGATCTTTGTAAATCTATGTCAGTTTCATCAGTCATCATTCATCTCCAGTAGTCAATAAGTTGGCTGTAGTTAATGGAGTAATCTGTGTTGGTATTACTTCGCAGTTATTTATCAAAGTATTAATATAAGCCTTACGATTTTCTTCATTTGCATTTACAACTTCATTTCTAAAAGATTCAACTGCAGCTGCAGTTGACCTTTGTTGTCTTGAAGTTTCAATTGTTAGCATTGGTAGCCATGTAACTGCACATCCCCACTCATCTATAGATTCTCCTGTATTTGGATTCATACCTCTAACTTGTGTGAACCAAGAGCACTGAAGTCCAACACAATCTTTTTTAATTAATGGGCAATACTTTCCTTGTTCTATTTTCATTTTTTTTGGTTATAAATTAACTAAGAGTACAAATAATCATATTAACATATAAAACATTAAATGTAAAGCTAGCGGAAGCAGGTCCTGATGCACTAGTAAGTGAAACTGGATGAGAATGTGATCCTCCACCACCTGTGGCACCGGTGGGGCCTCCTACCAGAGAAGTTTGACTTCCTTGAGGACCTTCATCACCAGTATATCCATTAGATCCAGTAGCATTGACAGTATGTGAGTGAGCAGGTATCTGTGGAGCACTTAGTGTAGTGTCTCCAACAGCCAATCCATAACTAGTTACAGTTACTGTTCCAGTAATAGGATTTGGTGAATTAAATTTACTACTAAAAGAAAAAGATCCTCCAGAACCTGCTCCTGTTCCAGATACTACCCTAAGAGTTTTATCATCATGAGTAGTTACTTGAACCCATCCTGTTGGAGCTGATGCCTCAAGAAATACCATACTACTTGACTGTGGAATAATACCATACTTAGAGTTTAATACAGTAGCATTACTAAAAGTAATTCCAGTACTAGTTAAAACAGCCATAATATTAAGTAAAAGAGCAAATAATTACATCTACATAATTAACTAACATATTTATAGTACCACTTAAAGGTCCTGATGCACTAGTAAATGATATTGGATGAGTATGTGATCCACCAGCAGGAGCATTATTACCAGTAGGACCTGGGGAACGAATATTTGAGACTGGCTGTGGATTGCCAATATTTAGATTGTATCTTACTCCTCCCATAGTGACTGTATGGGTGTGAGCAGGTATCTGTGGAGCACTTAGTGTAGTGTCTCCAACAGTCAATCCAGTAGCAGTTATTGGTACACTTACACTAAATGGAACTGAATTGAGAGAAGAATAAGAAATACTTCCTCCTGATCCACCACCAGTAGATGATACTACCCTAAGAGTCTTATCATTATGAGTAGTTACTTGAGTCCATCCTGTTGGTGCTGAAGATGTAAAAAATAAAGCAACGCTTGACTGTGGAATAATACCATACTTAGAGTTTAGTGAAGTAGCATCACTAAAAGTAATCCCAGTACTAGTTAAAACAGCCATAATATTAAGTAAAAGAGCAAATAATTACATCTATATAATTAACTAACATATTTATAGTACCACTAACAGGTCCTGATGCACTAGTATATGAAACTGGATGAGTATGTGATCCTCCACCTAAAGAAGGACCAGGCCCAGTAGAAGTTCCTGGAGCATGTTGAACCCTTGGCTGTGTGCCTAATGAGGGGCTGGGTGCTGGGCGAGGTGCTAGATTATTAGTAAACGGTCCTGATACAGATGGATGAGTGTGAGCAGGTATCTGTGGAGTACTTAGTGTAGTGGCTCCAACAGTCAATCCAGAAACAGTTATAGATGCTGATCCACTAAATGGGAAATTAGAAATAAAGGAACTTAAAAATCCACTAGATCCTCCAGAACCTGCTCCTGTTCCAGATACTAATCTGATAGATTTATCATTATGAGTAGTTACTTGAGCCCATCCTGTTGGTGCTGATGCCTGATAAAAAGTTAAATTCTTTGACTGTGGAATAATACCATACTTAGAGTTTAGTGAAGTAGCATCACTAAAAGTAATTCCAGTACTAGTTAAAACAGCCATAATATATTACTATTTTTTTAAGTATTTAGTCTATTTATATAAAAAAAAGACCCAAAAAGGGTCTCTGTATTATATCAATATTTTAGTTTTATATTAACTAATATTTGGTGCTTGGAGCAACGCAACAGAAGTTGTTTCTGCTGTCGCCAAATCTAAAGGAAAATTATGTGCGTTCCGTTCATGAACTACTTCCAGTCCCAAATTTGCCCGGTTTAAAATGTCAGCCCAAGTAGGAATTACACGACCAGTATGATCCAGAATACTCTGGTTAAAATTCAGTCCGTTCAGATTAAAAGATGAAACTGCAATCCCCATAGAAGCACACCAAATACCAATTACTGGCCAGGCAGCAAGGAAGAAGTGTAGTGAACGGGAATTATTAAACGAAGCATATTGGAAGATGAGACGACCAAAGTAACCATGAGC